ACAACAGCAGTACAGCAGGAACAGCGCACGCACCCAGGCACACGAGCGCACGCATGTATGCGCGAGGGGGTAGGGCTTGGAACTGTTTATATATACACATAGGTACCAGTGCCAGAAATTTTTGCTGTAAAGAAGGCCGGTTACAGGAGCCCAATATGCTGTTTACAGGTGTCCATATACTGGTTACGAATCACATATGATCACATGTGATTATTACGATTCACACTGTGATCACATATGATGTTACGGAAACAGTAACTATTATGGGTAAATTACGGGAGGTTCCGTCTAAAGCGGGTTCTCATGTAATTTACACTGTATACAGGTACAGAAAGATGTTTACTGCATCTTTCTGTAGACTGTTATTGTTACTGGTACTGGTTACTGGTACTGGTTACAGTTACTGCACGCGCGCGTGCGCGCGAGGGGGGGGTTTAATAATATGATTCCCAATTATATATCTAGGGTGGGAATCAGGGAATCGAATTGGACTAGGTTTAGGGTTTTGTGTATTATGAGGTACCGTGAGGCAGTTTGAATGGCGGCTACTAGGTCTTATTCATATTCCGCAGATGTTATACAGGCAGCTCTTAGGGGGTATAGGGCTGGGCTGTCCCAGAGAGAGATATCTTGTGTTTTGAAGGTTCCCCGGACCACGCTTCGTCAGTGGATCTATGAATATCGTTCTAGGAAGGTGAAGGTAGTATCATGGGGTACGGAATGGTATAGAGCTGGTGAACATCCGCATTATTGGGTTATACCTCCTCCCAGCGGGAAACGTAAGACGACTGGGACGTGTAAGGTTTGTTTTAGTACCAGGGAGTTTTATAATTCAGGGATTGAAGGTGGGGACTGGATAAGGCCGAAGGGGATTTCCTTAGAGAATTATCAGCCGCTGAAGAGGATGAGGGCACCGAACGGTAAATTTATTGCAGGGACTCCGGGTATGATTGGTGAAAAGGAGGCTGTATATGCCGAAGACAACGGGAGATAAGAAGAAACCTGATAAAACTTTGGCAAATAAGAGGATCAAGGACCGACAAGATGCCTTTCTCATAGCCTATGGGAAAACCGGAACTATAAATTCAGCATGTAAGGCACTGGGTATGGATAGAAGTAATGTGTACTCATGGCGAAAAAAGGATGTGCAGAATTTTAAGTTTAGGTTCGAGACGGCACATGAGATCTTCAGAGAAGGACTCTTTGATATGGCACTTGAACGGATTAAACAACAAAAACCAGACGGTAATCCGGTACTCTTTCTTGCCGCACTTAATGCCTTCTGGCCTGAGAAATTCCGCCGTGATGCCTATAAGGCAGACGATGGAGCAAAAGAAATGATGGGCGAGTGGAAGAAGTGGAAGAAAGATCAAGAAAAATCTAAGAAGAAGACAGGTAGGGAAATAACCGCAGAGGAACAGGAAGATCAACAGGAATTAGAAGAACGTAAAAATGCCATAGATGAGGTGGAAAAGATACTCTCAAGGAGGAAGAATGGGGGAGAAGGTAAAAAATCAAAGGGGTAAAATAACTGAATACCTCTTTGAGAAGCTGAAATTTGAGCCCACAGAGGCACAAAGCCCCATACTGGAGTGTCGTAAGAGATTCATACTCGTGGCCGGTGGAGAACAAGCCGGTAAGTCTATGGTCGCCTCTAAGTATCTCGTCTCACGGTTTCTTGAGACCGAAGAGTCGGGACTGTACTGGCTTGTGGCCGCAGACTACGAACGCACCCGTGCAGAGTTTAACTACCTCGTGGAAGACTTCGCTGCACTTGGGATTCTAGCCTCCGTTACAAAACGAGTCGATCCGGGGAATATAATACTGGCAGACGGCACACGGATAGAAACGAAGTCCGCTAAAGATCCCCGTACCCTCGCTATGAAAGCCCCGGACGGAATCATAGGATGCGAAGCGTCACAGCTTGATCTGGAATCCTTTCATAGACTAAGAGGCAGAGTAGCACCAAAACGTGGATGGCTGTTTCTCGGAGGTACGTTCGAGGGGTCACTAGGCTGGTACCCGCAACTGTTTATAAGATGGGGACAGGGCGCACTCGATGATGAACAAAGCTTCTCCCTACCCTCCTACACCAATAAACACCTGTACCCGGAAGGTAAACGAGACCCGGAAATACTTAAACTCAGAGCACTGTCCTCCGATGAATTCTTTATGGAACGCATCGAAGGTATACCGTCACCGCCCCAAGGACTCGTTTTTGGGGAATTTCGCCCAGATATACATATCGATAGAGAGGCTAAATGGGTCAAGGGAGAGCCGGTTTATCTCTGGATCGACCCAGGATATGCAGGAGCATATGCCGTTGAAGTAGCCCAGGAAATAAACGGTCAAATTAATATCATCGATGAAATCTTCGAGCAAGGTCTTATTACAACAGAGATTATCGAAATCGCAAAATCCAGACGATGGTGGCAGGATGTCGTAGGAGGAGCTATAGATATAGCTGGATATCAGCACCAGGCAATGAGCGCACCGGCAGAGATATGGCTTGAGGCAGGGGTGTATCTCGATGCAAAGAAGATTCGGATAAATGAAGGAACTGAACGCCTTAAAGGCTTTTTACGCCCAGATCCGACAACAAATGTTCCAAAAATCGTTTTTAATCCGTCCTGTCAGGGCATTTTATCGGAATTTGGCGTTGCCCAAAGTCCAATTGACGGACAAACTAGAGCTTATAGGTGGAAAATAGACAGAGATGGTAATATAGTGGGAGAGTCTCCAGAAGATAAAAATAACCACGCTGTTAAAGCTGTCATATACGGCCTGATAGATCGGTACGGTTATGGGTACGTTACCAGCCGAAGTTTTATTAAGGTCAAAAGGTGGAGATAGTTTAAGAAAAGAGGCACCAAGTAGACTATGGCTAAACGTAAGGTTGAAGATATAGTCACACTGGTCGAAGACCACTATAAAGCTACAGAGCCGCTGCGGCAGCGGATGGATACAGACCACCAACTCTATAGACTTGAACCGTATGACGCAGGCGACGGGTACCAGTCATATACGTCTAACGAAGCACAGACCTATGCCGATAAGATTATATCCTGGCTGACATCGGCTGGTCTAATAGTCAGAATCCCTCCCAACGGTAATCCCCGTAACTCCCGTGAGGTCAATAACGACAAGGAACGGTTCCTTATCGGAGCCCTTCGTGCCGCAGATGACCGACTATGTATGAATCTGTCACCTCCCCTGCAAAGCCAACTCGCATGGTATATAACCCTTAGAGGATGGTATGCAGGAAGGGCACTGCTGGTAAAGAAGTCAGATGAAGATACCTACGTCGATGTCACACCCTGGGACCCTATGCATACGTTCTGGGGAACAGATTGCGACGGCCTATCGTGGGCCTGCTATAAAGTCAAAAAGACTAAGGCCGAGGTCGAAAGCCAGTACGGAGTTCGCCTGGGAGACTCCCGAGATCTGGAAAACGGCGTAGATGTATATGACTTCTATGACCGGGAAGATAACTTCGTACTACTGCCGCATAGATTTATTAAAAAACGCACACGTCACGGACATGACGGCGTTCCCGTATTTATCGGACCGGTAGGATCAGGCCCGCTTATACAGTCCCTTGAATGGTCTTCCATAGAAGATACCGTGGGAGACTTCGGGGAATCAGTCTATAAGTCCACACGGGAACTGTATGAGAAACATAATTTCATGATGAGCACGATGCTCGAACTGGTCGCAAGAAGTAGAAGACAAGGACTTAAAATACGGTCTAGAGACGGCTCTAAGGTGCTGGATGAAGATCCATACAAGGAAGGTACAGAGATAGCACTGGCCCAGGGAGAAGATGTGGAACCCCTGGGACTCCTTGAGATGTCCAGGGAAAGCGGAGCTTACATGGGCATGGTCTCCGGTGAGATGCAACGAGGCTCCATACCACATTCGGTTTATGGAGAACTACAGTTCCAACTCTCGGGATTCGCTATAAATACCCTTAGACAAGGAGTTGAGACAGTCCTATCTCCAAGAGTTCTGGCACTTGAGAAAGCGTACCGTCAGATATGTAACCTACTCACAGACCAGTATGTCTCCAAACGGTTCAAGCCATTTGAACTGTCCGGTAGAG